CACGGTCAAGTGCCATAATTGTCGCCACCGCGCCGTCAATCCTCTCGGTGGATTTCTCCTTATCCGGCTTGATATTACCCGCCGGGTCGGTCTTAATGAAAATGTTATCCATCATCCACCGCAGGACCGGATGACCGCCATGGGCAAGCTTCTCCTCCAGCGTCAGCTTCATCAGTTCCTTGGTGGGCGGCGACATATCCTTAAAGCCCTGACCGAAGGGAACCACCGTGAAGCCTAGACCCTCCAGATTCTGCACCATCTGTACCGCTCCCCAGCGGTCAAAGGCGATCTCGCGGATGTTGTACCGTTCACCCAGGCCTTCAATAAACTTCTCGATGTAGCCGTAATGTACCACATTCCCTTCGGTGGTCAGTATATATCCTTGCTTCTCCCAAAGGTCGTACTGTACATGGTCTCGCCGGACGCGTAGGTCAATGTTATCCTCCGGCATCCAAAAGAACGGGAGAACAGTGTATTTGTCCGCTTCATCCTCCGGCGGAAACACCAGCACAAATGCCGTGATGTCCGTGGTAGAAGAAAGGTCTAACCCACCGTAACAAACCCGTCCCTCAAGGCTTGCTGCATCTACCGGAAATGCGCAGGCATCCCATTTCGCCATAGGCATCCAGCGGACGGCTTGCTTGACCCACTGGTTCAGGCGCAATTGCCGGAAGCTGTTCTCCTCAGCCGGGTTTTGCTTCGCGCTTTCGCAGGCGGCCTTTACCTTGTCGATACCAACCGTGATCCCCAGGCTGGGATTTGCTTTCTTCCACACCTTGGGGTCAGTCCAGTCATCCTCTTCCTTCGCACCATATATCACAGGATAGAAGGTGGGGTCACACTTTCTGCCCTCAATGATATCGAGGGCTTTTTGGTGTGTCTCATAGCAGATGCTCTGTGTGTCTGTGCCTGCTGTGGTAATGAGAAAGTACAGCGGCTGTCTCCTTGCATCACCTGATCCTTTGGTCATGACATCAAACAGCTTGCGATTGGGCTGTGTATGAAGTTCATCAAACACCACACCGTGGATGTTGAAACCGTGCTTGGAGTAAGCCTCAGCGGACAGCACCTGATAGAAGCTGTTAGTTGGCAGGTATACCAGCCGCTTGGTGGATGCCAGCAGCTTAACCCGCCGGGATAAAGCCGGACACATGCGAACCATGTCAGCCGCCACCTCAAACACAATGGACGCCTGCTGGCGATCTGCAGCACAGCCGTACACCTCAGCCCGTTCCTCACCGTCACCACAGGTAAGAAGCAGGGCAATGGCTGCTGCCAGTTCGCTTTTTCCCATCTTCTTGGGTATTTCCACATACGCTGTGTTAAACTGGCGGTAACCATTGGGCTTGAGGACACCAAACACATCACGGACAATCTGTTCCTGCCAGTCGATGAGTTCAAAGGGCTTGCCCGCCCAGGAGCCTTTGGTGTGGGAGAGGGCTTGAATAAAAGATACGGCGTAATCGGCGGCATCCTTGTCGTAATATGATCCCTCCGCCATAAAGGCGGTAGGCTTGTATTTTTTTAGTTTTCGCAAAGGTACCGCCTCCTTACGGTGAATATAGGCAAAAGAAAAGAGCCTCCGAGGAAGCCCTGTTTCCGTTTGCCTTTGCACTTTGCTGTTATTCTTTTTCGCCGTCCTCGCCTGTCAGGATAAAGCGGCTGTATTCGCCCTTATGGTCTTTCAGGTAAAGCACCAGTTCATGAAAGCCACGCAGATATGCTTCATGCTGAACGCGGGGAAGGTCAAACATGTTTGTGACTCCGCTTGCCCGGATGGAGAGGATTTGCTCCTTAATCTTTTTATTCATGGATGGTGTCCCCCGTTTCAACCGCTAGCTTTTTCACTATATCCGCGTTATGTAGAGCTCTACATAACGAGGATTATGCGGTGAAAATCGTTATGTAGAGCAATTGGATGGAATAGTGAATTTTACTCGCTTTTTTGTAAAAACACTCTACATAATATTGCGTCTTATTGCCTAATGGCACATACTCTTTTGTATCAAACTCAAAGGAGGTGCCACCACATGGCAAAAATTACAGACCTGGTTGCCACGGCAACGCAAACGCTACACGAGCAAAAGTTCTGTGATGATTTCATCAGAAAATATGTTGCTATCTGGCGTAAACTTCAAATCTACGCCCAGAAATATCGCATCGATGAATTCTCATGGGACTTAGCCCGGACATTCCTGCAAGAGGAATACAACATCGATATCGAAGGGGATGACATTTATTCGGCTGACTGCAAGAAAGCACATTATACTACAGTCCGTCCGCTTCTTTATCTCCTGCTCATACAGAATGATGTCGGGCTGATACGAACCACGAAGATTGGGATCATATCATTGGAATCTTATTCCGAGGTTCTCAACCGTTTCACGTCTTCCTGCATGGAACGCCACTTAAGGCAGGGAACCATTGATGGGAAGATGTGGACTATTAGACCGTTCCTTATGTATTTGAAGCAGAACGGCATAATGTCAACACCGGATCTGAAAAACCTTAGCAAAGATACTGTTTCCGGTTTTCTTCAATTCCTTGCGGCAAGGGCATTGAACACCATTTCCGACAAGGTCAACGTGCTCAGGAGCTTCCTCAGATTTCTTCATGAGGAGCAGTTCACGGAACAGGATCTTTCTGTGTATGTTCCAAAGGTTCCCAGGCGCAGACAGCGCCTTGCGCACACATGGACATCGGATGAGACGGAGCGTTTGCTGGCAGCTATCGAGAGAGGGACTTCTGTTGGCAAACGGGATTACGCCATCTTTATGCTGGCGATACACCTCGGGATGCGCTCGGGGGATATCGTTTCCCTCAAGTTCGAAAACATCGACTGGTCTAAATGTGTCATCCGGTTCACACAGGAGAAAACAGGTATCCCACAGGAACTGCCTTTGAGCGAGGAAATCGGAAAGGCTATCATTGACTACCTGAAGCATGGGCGCCCGGAAGATTCCAGCTCATATGTATTTGTAAGGCATTCAGCACCATACGGGAAAATAGACCGCTTCTGGTATCAAATGCAGAAGTATTTACGCACTGCAGGAATTAGTGTTGAGAGCGAAAAGCCGCACGGCCCCCATACCTTACGTTTCTCGTTGGCCACCCACATGATGGATGCGGGCATTGAGTATGAAACCATATCAGCCGTCTTAGGTCATGCCGATCCGGCATCAACCAACAGGTATCTTCGTGCCGACATTGAAAAGCTTCGTCTCTGTGCATTAAATCCAGAGGAGGTGATGGCCGATGCGTGAATCAAATCGTATTTTCATGCCGGATTTTACCGGGCCTATAGCCGAGCAGCTCAAGGGATTCCTCGAAGAGAAACGGGCACTCGGATACAAATATTCCTCCGAATCCTGGAGACTCCTTCAAATAGACCGATTGAGCAAAGAACTCAATTCTCCACCGAATACACTCTCGCAGGAATTAATTGATACATGGAACAAAAGAACAGCAACTGAAAGCAGAAAAACATGGTATTCTCGGATTGGCGTAACAAATGAGCTTACAAATTATTTCGTTGCACATGATCTTCCGTGCTCCAAGACAATTATCACGCTAGAAAATACACACAGCGATTCGATATTCATACCGCATATCTTTACGGCGGATGAAATGAAAAGGCTGTTCCATGCCGCAGATAATCTTAACACGCCGCTGTCAAGCCCGCACAGGCGGGAAGTCGCAGCACTCCTTTTCCGGGTACTTTATTCATGCGGACTCCGTTTGAACGAAGCACTCTCCCTTACTATTGGAGACGTTGACATTGATAACAGCATAATCACAGTAAAAGACGGCAAAGGCAAGGTCGACCGTTATGTTCCTATGAGCCGACAGCTATCCGACCGTTGCGCAGCATACAAAGAAACAGTGCTTCGCGGTGCTGATTCATCCGGGAACTTCTTTCCTGCTCCAGATGGTGGCAAATATGGTCATAGCACAGTTACGCATATGTGGAATCAGATGCTTCATTCAGCAAAGATTCCTAAAAACGACGATGGACCCAGAATTCATGATCTCAGGCACACATTTGCAGTGCACTGCCTAAAAAAGTGGGTTGATGATGGGGAGCAGGTAAACGCCCTTCTCGCTGTGCTCTCAAGCTATATGGGACATGTAAACCTCAGTTCTGTGAATAAATACTTACGTCTCACGGCGGATGTTTTCCCTGATATTACGCGGCGCGTAGAGAAGTACTTTGGGTATATCATACCAAACGGAGGGCATGTATATGAGGAAGAATAATCAATTCCAGCACCTGCTCGGAAAATTCCTGAGCGATTACCTGCCCAGCCAGCGGAGATTCAGTACAAACACGATTGCTTCGTACTGCGATACATTCAGACTTTTTATATCTTATATGAAATCATCCAAGAACATAAATCCGAACCAGATCAAGTTTAAGGATGTCGACCGTAGTACAGTAGAATCCTTTTTGAAGTGGCTTGAGGATGAACGTAACTCCTCGGCATCTACTGTCAACCAAAGGCTGGCGGCAATACACTCCTTTTATAAATACGTTCAAGGTGAGGAGCCTCAGCTGATTAGTCAGTGTCAGCAGGTGCTGAACATTCCAAACCGCAAGTCGCCGGCAAGGTTCGTTTCATATCTCTGTAAGGAGGATCTCGAGTTAATTCTTAAGCAGCCGGACACTTCAACCCGCAAAGGGCGCAGGGATTTGACGCTGCTTTGCGTCCTCTACGATACTGGCGGCCGTGTTCAGGAAATAGCTAACCTTACACTTGGTGCAGTCAGATTACAGCCCCCGACACAAGTGACGCTTCTTGGCAAAGGAAATAAGAAGCGCGTTGTTCCGCTGATGGAACAGACGGCAACCCTTCTCACGAATTACATGAAAGAGAATGGTCTGTTGCAGGGCTGGCAGATGAACGAACACCCGGTGTTTTTTAACCAGCGGAACGAGGCATTGTCAAGGTCTGGCATAGGTTATACCTTGCAAAAGTATGTTGCGGCAGCCCGAAAGGAACAGTCTACAATCCCGTATAAGGTCACGCCTCATATTTTAAGACACTCAAAAGCAATGCATCTGCTCGAAGCGGGTGTAAATATTGTCTATATACGGGATATTCTCGGTCATGTGAACATAGCGACAACTGGTATTTACGCCCGCTCTAACCTCGAAATGAAGAAAAAGGCGTTGGAGAAAGTCGCAATAGTTCCTGATACGACAGAGGTACCATTCTGGACGGAGGACAAGGACTTGCTGTCTTGGCTCGAAGGATACGGAAGATCATTGTAAATATTATGCGGAGTGTTTGCCGGGAAGTTCGTAGCAAACGCGGTCTTCCCGACACTATACTCTACATAATGATTTTCATCGCATAATCCTCACCGTAGACAACACCGAGGGTGGAGCCGAAGTCCCAGACGCAGAATAGGGTTCCCGTGTCGTCAACGAAGTCCACAGTTCCCTTGTCGCCAGGCCTCAGTCTGGAATATGGGTCGTTCATCCTGACCAGTTCCACACGGGTACCGTGGGGATACTGCTTTCGCAGTTGCTCCACAATATCTCTGGAGGGAAAGTTATTCATCGGCGGTCACCTCCGCTTTAGGCGGCTTGCCGCTTTTGAATGCGCTGTTGCCGGAAAGGTTCTTCAATAGAATTCTGCGCGCCGCCTTATACTCATCGCCCACAAAGCCCAGCCGGATGAGGAACACCCGGAAAGCAAACTTCTCATTTTCTACCGACTTTTC